GTAGTAGTCCAACTTGGACCACTCTTAATAGTGGTACTGGAACTCTTCCAACAATAACGGCAGTGTCTGATGCGGCACCAGACGGCACCACCAATTCTGTCCAAAGATTTCAGTTTGATAGAGGCGCAGGTAATACTGTCGCTGACTTTTCTCTTGTGTCCTACGCCGCTACAGTCGCGTCAGCTTTTTACTCTAATACTCTATGGATGAAATCAAATGACGCCAATAGTTATACGGTACAAATGTATGACCCTAATGGGGGTATAGGAAATGAGTTTGTAGTTACTCCTACATGGCAGCGTTTTTCTATTGACGGATCCACTACATTCAAAACCTCGAATCATACTGCAACCACTGACCCGAGGATCGTATTTGGACTGAGAAACCAGCCAGACTATAATTCTTACCCTGTAGGAAATACTAATTCCCAAACCGCTGATATTCTCGCATGGGGGCCACAAATAGAAGCAGGTTCCTTCCCAACCTCCTACATCCCCACCAGTGGCTCCACGGTAACCCGCTCAGCAGACGTAGCCAGCATGACTGGTACGAACTTTAGTAGTTGGTATAACCAGAGTGAGGGTACGTTCTTGTCTCAACTAGCACGCTTAGGATCACCAACTACGGGATCTATCGGGGCAATTATTGGTGGATCCAATCCGAATGTAACTAGTTCTAGCCGTCACATGCTTATTGGAAATGGAAACGCTCAGATATCAAGTTCGGGTGGTGCTTCATACGGCTTCGGTTTATCTGCCGTAGGGTTTCATAGACTTGTCAACGCATACAAGCTTAACGATTTTAACGCTGCATATGACGGTAATTTGCTGACTGCAGATACATCGTATACTCCACCAACTTGTACTCAGTTAGTGTTTGCTGGAGTGTTTCCAATTGCAAACAACACTGGCCGCATCTCCCGCCTCACCTACTACCCAACCCGCCTCTCTGATACCCAACTCCAGGCTTTGACACTATGACGATTCGACACCTTTATCCAGCTGTTGAACCGTCGCTCAACCTGGACTTTGCCAACAGCAAAAAACTGGACTCACGGATTACTTTTACCCGTGGGTCCACGGCAACGTATACCGACGAAAGCGGCATTATCCGCACGGCTGCTGCCAATGAGGCACGGTTTGATCACGACAGTGACGGGGACAGCCTGGGGTTGTTGATTGAGGAGAGTAGGACGAACTCGTTTCTGTATAGCGAATCGTTTAATGTTTACTGGAATACTTCAGGTACAATTCAGCCAAATGCTAGTTCCGCCCCAGATAACACATCTTCAGCAACACTTGTAACGCCTTTGTCAGGGACATTCTTTGTTAGACAGGCGCCATCTGGGACGGGCACTGCAACTTCGTCTGTGTTTGTAAAAGATGCAGGAGCTGGATCGTGTGCTGTTGCTATGGGTTCAAGTAGCGCAGGATATTTAATTAACGTAAATCTTGTTACTGGCGAGTTTATTTCTGGCAGGAGCTACGGTGGCGGAACGTTAGTTGGTTACACTATTCAACCGGTTTCCGGTGGATGGTATCGCATTTCAGTCGCGGCAACGGCAAGTTCAAGGGGGATAAATATTCTTAGAGCAGATGGTACAACACCGACTCAAGGGATTTACATCTGGGGCGCTGTATTGGAACTTGGCGCCTCATTCCCCACCTCTTACATCCCTACATCCGGCTCAACCGTCACGCGATCAGCTGATGTGGCAAGTATGACGGGGACTAACTTCTCTAGCTGGTATAACCAAGGTGAAGGAAGTTTTGTAGCATCTGCGGACAGAGTTGACGCACTACCTAGCCTTCAATTTACTGTTCTAACTACAAATGGGTTTAGACTTCCAGAATTTCTGTTTACCAGCAGTGGTAATGGTCGTGTCTTTAATAATATTGCAGGCAGTTATACTACGCCGGCTGCTTTAACAAGAGCAACCTTTGGATGGTCTTTTGATGGAACTGGAGCATCTAGAGCTATTAACGGAGCTGGAAACTCTGTGGCAACCAGTCTTACTGATACGAACACAATTTTGTACATAGGCAACTGGTTAAATAGTAACAATTACCGACATAACGGTCACCTTTCCCGCATCGCCTACTACCCCGTCCGACTCCCTGACGCTACGCTACAAGCATTAACCCTCTAAAACTATGAACACGACTTACCTTCGGTTCCCCTCCCAAGAAGTGTGGGAACAAGCAGCTGCTGCAGTGGGTGTCCGTGTCAACAACCCAACCCTTGTTGAAGAGGAGTCGGTTGATCCTGACACTGGCGACATCATCCCTGCTGTCTACGAGGACAATTGGTCCTGGAACTACTACACCCACGATTGGGCAGTTGACGACGTTGGCGTTATCTACAACGACGATGGCGTCTACGACCCTGACACTGGTGACGTGATCACTCCGCCTACTCCTATGGACGGCTGGCACGTTAACTTCAAGTCCGACAAGGACATTGATTGGAGCGGTTTTCCCGTTCAACCTCAAACTCCCTACCGCATCTTTGCTGGAGATTGATGAGAAAGACTCTTAGCGGTACCAAGGTAAAACTACCTTCCAAACCCAAACAGACGACCCAGGGGTCTAGCAAAAACAGCAAGCCTAAACGGGGTCAGAAGGCTTATCGAGGTCAGGGTCGCTAAACGCTGGGTTGGAGATTTCTATAAACCAACCCTCCTCTCCAAAAACGCCATTTTCCTTAATTTCTATTTGCGGCTGAGGGTATAACTTTTCAGTCGTTTCTTTGTATTTGCGTATTTCTTCATTTAAATTTGCAGTTGTTTTTGCGGTTCTCCACTCATCAATAATCCAATTAAGAAAGTATTCAATAAGCTGGGTAAAGAACTGTTTTAAGCTCATGCCGTTCGCCTCTGACAAACAACGGAAGTATCTCTACGCTAAGAAGCCTGAGGTAGCTCAACAACTAGCAAAGCACAATACTCAAAAACCTGGCAAAATGATGAAAGGTTATAAGACTAAGTAAGCTCATGCCGATTAAACGCGGAGGCCAAACCCGATCTAACGCGGGTCGCTACGCTCCTGAAGGTCAGGGAGCTACTCAACGTGGTGGCCGTACCCGGACTCCTAAAGGTAACCCTCGTCCCACTCAAACCGCTCGGTTGCCTCGGGCCAATATGCCCGGTACCGTGACTGCTACGGGTGCTGCTCGTACTGCTGCTTCTGGGGCTGCTGGTGGTGGGGTCATGAGCCGTTTGGCTATGTTCCTTCCTCACGTCGCTGCTGCATACGCCGGTTTAAGCGCCAATAACACTGGTGATGGCACCCTTGAAGCAGCTCGTAAGCGCGGCGACTACAAGCCTCAACAGGGTCCTAGTAATCCTCAAGAAGGCATGACGCGGGCTCAGTCTTTTGACCAAGCGTTCTCTCAAGCACGAGGTGCTGGTAAGAAATCGTTTGATTGGCGTGGTCGGACCTACAACACCAAGATGAAAGGGGAATAATTATGGCTGGCAAGAAAAAGGGACCCTGCTGGAAGGGTTACGAGATGATCGGCAAGAAGCAAAAAGGCGGTAAAACTGTGCCCAACTGCGTTCCTAAGAAATGAAGAGCAAAAGCGGTTACGGCATGAAAAAGGACAAAGGCACCAAGATTGCCGGTGGTCCTAGCTTCGAGATCCGTCCGATCGAAATAGATCCTCCTCAGGAACCTGATGCAGTATCTAAAAGAGCTTGGAACAGGTTTACCCAAACTCCTGAAGGTGCTCGTTTAAAGAAGAGTGCTCAAAAAGTAGGCCAGCGGTACAAAATCTAATGGATCCTGCGTTTGTCCTTTCCTTGGCCCTTGGCTGCGTTTCTGTAGCAGGCGGTATCTTTGCGTGGTCTACTCGCAAATTAGGAGATCTTGATCACCGTATTGACACTGTTGAAATTACTGTGCATCGAGATTTCGTTCGGAAGGACGATCTGATGCCCATGATTGACAGGATTGATCAGCAGGTTCAGCATATTGATGCAAAGCTCGATCGGATCCTGATCAATGGCCGAAATTTCCCTTCGTGACGTAGCTAAGTACTACAACAACCAGGATCACCAAAACTTTGCTCTTGATTTTCTTCAGGATCACATTCCTGACGGAATTATGGCGAAGTTTTCTGATTTGTGGCGATCAGGACCTAAAAACACCATCTCTAACGATGGACACGGCGTTTGTTTAAACGTTCCGTATGAATATCAGCTTGATAACGCAAGTGGTACTGGGTGGCGTGAGTGTTTTAGCTCTAGCTGCGCCATGGTTGCTAAGTACTACGGCAAAGTAAAGAGCGATGATGAGTACAACCGTATTAGACAGCGCTACGGGGACTCAACAAACAGCCAAGCTCAGCTTGATGCTCTCGATTACCTAGGGTTACGCGCTAAATTCATTCAGAACGGCTCCCCAGAGCTCCTCAGACGCGAGTTAGACGCGGGTAGGCCTGTTGTAGTCGGCTGGCTACACAAAGGCCCTGTAGGGGCTCCTAGCGGAGGCGGACATTACTCTGTTGTTATTGGGTACATTCCTGGTGCTTGGATACATCACGACCCTAATGGTGAAGCCGATATGGTCCGTGGAGGCTATACCAATCACAGCAAGGGTAAAGAGGTGGTTTATAGCCAAAAGAACTGGAACAAAAGATGGGAAGTAGAAGGTCCAGGCTCTGGGTGGGCTATTTTGATTGAGAACCCGTCCTAATTTCCATGGACTTTACTGATCCCGCTGTGCAAGCAGCACTGTGGTCACTAGCTTTTGTTCTGTCTGAACTGGTTGGTGCATCCAAACTTAAAGAAAACAGCCTCGTACAATTGGGGTTGAAGGCGTTCCGTGTTTTGTATGGCAGCTTCTCCAAAAAAGTCTCTAAATAAGACTGAAGGTCTCGCATCAGAAAACGATCTGTATTCGCTACACCGTTTGGTGGCTACGAAACTGATTGATCAACTGAATCGTGACGACGTAAAGGCTTCTGACCTTGCTAACGCTATTAAGTTCCTCAAGGACCAAGGTATTACTGCCCTTAACGGTGGTGACGTTAGCGCTATCTCTGAAATGATTTCTGCATTGCCAGAAGTCGATATCAAGAAAGTTAGAAGCTATATTGGTGCATAGGGACACAAAACCCTATATGTACCAACCAAGGCCCCCAGTATGGTGATTCGCTCGCCATCTGGGGGCTTTGTGTATTTAACGCCAGATGCAGCTATGGCTAACCTCCAAGCGCTACAGCGACGAGAAGCAGTCAAGCAGTGGAGACAATCGATTAAAGAAGCGTTCGGTTGTAAGTGTGCCTACTGCGGCACTAAAAGCGAAAGGTTGACTCTTGATCACATTCACCCCAAAACCAAAGGTGGTGAGGATCTAGCTACCAACATTGTTCCAGCTTGCAGCCGTTGTAACCACGAAAAAGGCAGCTCTAACTGGAGAATGTGGTTTAAGAGTCGTCCTGACTATTGTGAGGAGCGTGAGTTTGTCATCGAACAATGGATGAACTGCCTCCTATGCCCAATCTCAATCTCTCCTTAGAGCAATCCCTAAGGGTAGAGAGGATACGGCGAGAGCTTCCAAACGCCTCTAGGGATGACCTGGAGAAAATGACGCTTGAGTTAACAAGAATGAATTTGATCCTGCAGAATAACTTGAGTCAAGTATTTAAGTGGGCTCACAATGCCAAGGACTAGTAAGCAAACAGAGAAGCTAATCCAAGAAGCTGTAGAAAGCTTTCCTGTTTTTGCTACTCACCTTTGGCACTACCTCCGCCTACCTAGCCCTACACCAGTTCAGTACCAACTTGCGGACTACCTGCAGAACGGTCCTGACAGGCGGATCATCATGGCGTACAGGGGCTGTGGTAAGTCGTTCCTTACAGCTGGTTACGTGCTGTGGAGGCTCCGTAGGGATCCAGACACTAAGGTGCTGGTGATCTCTGCAGCTCAAGACCGTGCAGACGCGTTCAGTGTGTTTTGCCATGACCTGCTTCGGAACTGGTTCATGGTCAAAGATCTATTTCCAAGCGACACCCAACGGTTTAGCAAGGTTGCGTTTGATGTCTACGGAGCAAAACCAGACCAAAGCCCTAGCGTCCGATCAAGCGGTATTTTCGGTCAAATCACTGGAAGCCGTGCTGATCTCATCGTTGCTGATGACGTTGAGACTCCCCAGTCCTGTGAAACCCAGCTGATCCGAGACAAGCTACGGGAATCCATCAAAGAGTTTGACTCGGTGATCAAGCCTGGTGGTGAGATCGTGTTCCTTGGAACCCCTCACACCCAAGACAGCATTTACGCAAAGCTTGAGCTAGCTGGTTACTCCTGCCGGATCTGGCCTGCTTTGTATCCCACGTCTAAGAAACGTCAGAACTACTACGGAGATCGACTGGCCCCCAAACTCCAAGCGGACCTCGACGACGACAAAAGCCTGGCAGGCCACCCCGTCGATCCCCGTCGCTTTGATTGGGAGGAACTAGAAGCCCGTCAGATCTCCATTGGTAAATCGACGTTCAACCTTCAGTTCCTTCTAGACATCTCACTGAGTGACGAGGAACGGTTCCCTCTCAAACTCAAAGACCTTTGTGTGTTTCGCCTTAACCGCGAGAAAGGCCCAGATAAGGTCGTGTGGATGGCTAACGGCGATAAAGCCCTAGACCTTCCATCTGTTGGTCTTCACGGTGATCTGTTTTATAAGCCTGCCCAGATTGGCTCCGAGTTTCTGGATTACACCGGAGTCGTTCTTGCGGTTGACCCCTCTGGACGCGGCTCTGACGAGCTCGGTTACGCAGTAGTCGCCTACTTGAACGGTAACCTCTTCCTCTTGGCGAGCGGAGGCCTTCGGGGAGGTTACAGCGAGTCGAATCTTAAAAAGCTCGCTGTTATCGCTAAAGAGTACAAGGTCAAGGAGATATTGGTTGAAAGTAACCTTGGCCTCGGGATGTTCTCGGAGCTTCTCAAACGTTACTTGAGCACGATTTACCCCTGCTCTATTGAAGAGGTCCGACACACAAAACAAAAGGAAGTCAGGATCATCGACACCCTTGAGCCGGTCATGAATCAACACAGGCTCATGGTCGATACTGACGTAATCACAAAGGATCTCGCCTCCACTGAGTGCTATCCAAGCGAAACTCGTTCCCAGTACCAGCTCTTCTTCCAGCTCACCCGTATTACTAAGGAGAAGAACAGCATTCGACATGATGACCGTCTTGACGCTCTGGCGATGGCTGTTCAGTACTTTACGGAGTCCATGGCCCAAACAGAGAAGCAAGCCATGGATAGACGGTTAGCCGAACAGTGGGAGCTAGAACGACGGTTCATCCAAGGTGAAGGGGGTCTCTCCGTTGATGCCCTTGGATACGCCAAAACCCTCGAAGACCTCCAGAAAGCCGCAATGGCCTCTTCAGGGGGTGCTAGTTGGTTTGACCTCTAGGAGGCCCTAGAAGGCCCCTAAAATCTTGTTTAGGGGTCAGAGTACCTAAAAGGGATTAGAGGGGCCTTACAGGCGATCCTAGGGGCCTCTCAGAAGGTTTACGCAAAGAAGAAGGAAGAAGTAAAACCAAAAACAGCCACCCCCTTAAGAAAATACGCTATTGACAGCCGTGCTTAGAATCTTCTTAAAGGTTTAAAGGGATTTAAGGGTTTAAAGGGACTAAAGGGTTTAAAGGGGTTTCTTTTGTTGTTATCCTTAAGTGCCCTTAAGGACCCTTAAGTACCCATGAGTACTGTTGAACTAGTTACGGTTACTTCCAAAGCAGAAGAACTCATTGTCTATATGGCTAGGGTTAGCAATCCTAGTAATCAAGAAAGTAATAACAACAATCAACGATTACTGTCTTATCTCATCAACCATAAACACTGGTCTCCCTTTGAGATGTGTCATATGGTCCTAGAGATCAACACCACTAGATCTATTGCTGCTCAGATCCTTAGGCATAGATCGTTCTCGTTTCAAGAGTTCTCTCAGAGATACGCAGATGTCAAAGAGCTTGGATACCCTCACGTTCCTCACCTCAGAAGACAAGATTTAACCAACAGACAAAACAGTATTGATGATCTCAACTCTGAAAAGACTCAGACCTATTACAGACGGATTAAACAGCTGTTTGAAGAATCAACAGACCTGTACCGAGAGATGGTTAGTAGTGGTGTAGCTAAAGAAACAGCTAGAGATGTTCTTCCTCTTGCCACTCCAACTCGGATGTATATGGCTGGTTCTATTCGTAGTTGGATTCACTACATCGATCTAAGGTCTCAAAACGGGACTCAAATGGAACACATGGCTATTGCTCAAGAAGCAAAAGAGATCTTCTGTAAAGAATTACCTACTATTGGTAAAGCTCTTAATTGGTCCTAATGGCCCGTAACTACCGTAAGGAATACGACAATTACCACGGCTCTAAAGAACAACGAGAGAACCGTAGTAGCCGTAATAAGGCCCGTAGAAAGCTCGCTAAGGCTGGCTACGACCTAAAGGGTAAAGACGTAGACCATAAAGACGGAAACCCTAAGAACAACGGACGTAAGAACCTTCGGGTGGTCAGTAAGAGCTACAACAGGTCTAAGAAGTAAAGAAAGGGTTGGTGTGGTAATTAGAGGGTCCTAAGGGGTCCTCTTTTTTATTTTTAAGGGGTCAAAAGGTTTTGCTTCAGATTTTTGAGCACTAGTTAACAGTATCGGTGATCGCGCCAACCCCCTTAGGGGCCTTTGCGGGGCCTTATTGAGACTTTTTTGCAATAAGGGGGTCGGTCTTGAGGGTCCTAAGGCGGACTCGTTATGAGTTTGGGTTAGGTATAGGCAAATATATACACGCGCACAAGGCCACGACTAGGACGCACTGAGAGGCCTCTAGAAGGCCCTACAAGGCCCTTTAAACCCTCAACAGGCAGTATCACCCTCAGCACCAGTTACAAGGCCTCTACAGGGCCTCACAGTAGCCACTAACGATTGTGTAAAGACTTATTAACAGGGCCTAGGCAGGGGCTAGGGCTAGCGTTTACCTTGTCCCTTGTCAGGCCTCAGGGCTTGGCACAACAACAACAACAACAACCAATGATCACCATTACCTACAAGCTCGAAAGCGCTTACGGCAGAACTAGGGCCTACCCAGTCAGTCAAGAAGCGATCCTGTTTTGTCAGCTCACACAATCCAAAACGTTACTAGCTAGCTCAGTCGGCACCATTAAAGCCCTTGGATATGTTCCCGTTGATGGGGAAGGCTTTGAGATCGATCCTGCGGAGTTGTACTAATGAAACTCTTTACGTTCTGTCTGCTTTGTACCGTTGCAGCTTGTAGCACTTATCTACCTTTGACTGTGCTCCTGGCTCTCACTGCTCTCGTCGTTATTACTTACTTCTGATGATTAACCCTCACAATGATTCCGCTTTCTATGCCTACTACGAGTGGGCAGAGCAACAACTGCAAAAGATTGAATCAGAAAAAGAGGATTCTTATTGGTATTGGGAAACTCCCTGGTTCTCCATGGAAGATACAGAGGAGGAAGAGGAAGAACTAGAAGCGCCTAAAGGTTGGACCCATTGGGAAACCTCTCATGACTAAAGCACAAGCGATTGCAGAGTTCAGAGAATGCGTCGGGCGATCCTACGATCATGATCCGATCATGAAACGTGAGGCCTGGTTAGCTTTCGTTGATTCTTTGCATCGCGACAACTTACTAACTGAGAAACAAGTTAACAACTGGTCTAACCCTTTCTGATCATGACAACCTTCCATCTCACCACAAAGAGCAGCAACAAAAAACTAGGAGGCCTACCAGCTTCAACAACTAGCTCTGACTCTTGCCCTTTGACTTGTGGCCTCTATCACGTTTGCTATGCAAAGAAAGGGCCTCAGTCCTGGCACTGGGCAAAGGTCAACAAAGGGACTAGAGGGACAGACTGGCCTAGCTTTCTCTCTCAAATAGAGAAACTAAAGCCGGGCTCATTGTTCCGACATAACGTATCTGGTGACCTGCCAACAATCAGCGGAGGCCTTCTAGATGTAGTGAAACTAGACCAACTGCAGTGTGCAACAACAAATGCAAACGTAGGTCTTTATACCTACACTCATTGGCACACTAACAAAACGTTTGGTAAAACTAACGTTGATTCAATCAAACGATTCTCACAGCCTGGCTTTGTTATCAACGTATCTACTGAGAATGTAGATGATGCGTTGTTTTATAGGGAGATAGGTTGTGACGTTGTTCTAACTAATACAACTGTTTTTGAGTTTGCAGTTGAATCTATTCAAAAGAAACAAGGCCCGTTAAAGATCTGCAGCGTAGAGAATCTAGATGAGTCAGTGAACGTTATCCCTTGCCCTGAACAATATACAGAGAGCGCAACTTGTAAAACTTGCAAACTCTGCTCACGTTATAACAGGGACTATGTCATCGCTTTTAAAGAGCATTAGAAAGAAACTTCTAGAACTTATTCCCTACCTAATTCCCCACATTCTTATAGGTTTTGCTCTTTACAAATCAAGATAACTAGGGGGCCTTAATAGGCCCCTTTCTTTATGTCTACTGTTATTGCAAACGATTCTCAATAGCAGTAGGGCTAACCCGGATTGACTATGAGTTAGGGCTTGTTGAGAATGAGTCGCAATAGCAACTAGACCTGGAGTAGTACATGGGTACTACCTACTATCACACCACTATCACGGCCAAGGGTGGCCATGGGTGGCTCTG